TGTTCTACGACAAATTCTATCAGGAACTGAAGACCAAGTATCCGACCTTTCCTGATGCAACAATCCAAAGAACGGCGAGAAGTTATGCCAATAGTTACGCATCCATTCCTTCCAACGCCTACGCCTATTCTGCACCAAGCACCAAGTTCGATTTGAATGGTGTTGCCTTCAATGCAAACTACAAAGGTGACAAAGTGAAAAAAACGCTTGACTCTGACTTAAAAGCAAAATGGCACCCTGAAGGTTGCAATACCGTCAAGTCAGTTTTCGACCATGAATTAGGGCACAAGATTGACGAAACTCTCGGCTTACGGTCTGAAGCGGAATTCCTAAAGATATTTACAGATGCAGAACAACAAGGCAAAGCCTATATTAAGGACAATCTTTCGGAATACGCTTACATGCAATCAAAAACGACACCTGACTATAATCCAAAAGCCGAATTTATTGCCGAGGCCTGGAGTGAGTACCTCAACAATCCCAACCCACGTCCTATTGCCAAAAGCGTCGGTGATTTGATAGTCAAAAAAACGAAATGGAAAAAATGATGTCAGGCTACCTCATAAACATTGGTGAACTGGCGTTCAGCCTTGGCCTTAAAAACATAGTCGCCTTTTTGCCCGTCTATCTTTTGGCTGTGTTTTTCAGCGTCAAAGATGATTTCAATCGGGATGGTGTCAAAAGCCTTGCATTTGCACCATTCAATAAAATGGGCACATTGCTCGCACTCAAACGGCACAGGTTTTCTATTGTCTACAAGATGAGGCATTTTGTTTTACAGATAAAGCAACCGCAAAAATACGATTATTTTCTTAATTGCAAGGGTTTTGAATAAAAAAATGAAAAAATGACCGACCTCAAGCGCAAAATCCTCAACGACCTCCGCGTGGATCTCTCCGACGAGTTCGACCGCAACTTCCAACGGAAGGCATTCTTCGACAAGCCATGGCCGCCTCGCAAGATGAACGGCAAAGGCTCGTTGCTCATGCAGACCGGCAAGCTCCGCCGATCGATCCGCTGCCGTGTTGACACCGACAGCGTGGTTTGGGAAACCTCCGAGCGCTACGCCGCCATCCACAACTACGGCGGCACGATAACAGTCACCGCAAGGATGAAGAAATTCTTCTGGTACAAGCACAAGGCCACAAAGGATGAGGCCTGGAAATGGATGGCCCTGATGAAGGTCGGCTCAAAAATCCAGATTCCCCAACGCCAGTTCCTCGGCGACCACCCGGAGGTGCGTCGTCGTGCCGAGGCCGTAGTCCAGCGCAATATTACGCAAGCCGCTCAGGAATTGGTGAAAAGACTGGTCTGACCGCCACTATCACCGATATACTCCATCTGGTTCGTGCTGCCTTTGAAGATGTAGCCGCATTGGTTCTCAATCTCCATCTCCTCCAAGGGTAGCATGTTCTTTTTCCCAAAAGTGCGCTCTGCCATCGCCATAAACTCCACGATGTACATGTAGCTGCCGTGGAACTCGAAAGCCTTCATCCTTCCTGTCGGGTTGCCCTCCTCGTCCTTTTCCTCAATACCGATGAGGCACTTGATCCAGTTAGGCATTCCCTTGCCGTCGCTCTTGATGTCATAGTCATAGATAGTGAACTGTTTCCCCGCCAGGTCTTTTGGGTTCACATTGGGAGCGTCAAGGCTCCTGTTGATTCTGATTTTCTGCGTTAATTCTCTGAGTTTCATTTTCTGTTCTATTTTCTTCATTAGGTTGTAGCCGTCCGCATGGCGCAGAAGGCCGTAATAGCTCGCCCACGAGTCGTCCTTCTTGCATCGTGAGGCGCGGGCGCGTATGTTCTGACGGAGCGTCGTGTAACCCTTGTTGTGGTCGGCTACGCCCTTGTCAGGGTTACGGCGGACAATATAGCCGCAAAACGACACCTCCTTGGTCAGCGGTTGCAGCCTGATGGCCGATGCCTTGGCCCTGATCTGCAACTCATACCACCAGAAGTTCTGCACCCGCCATTTTATTTGATTAGCCTCTTCCTTGGTGTATGTGGCAAATATGCAGTCGTCGGCATAGCGCATAGAGAACGGCGCGACCTGTTTGCACCAGTGGTCAAACTCCAACATAACAATATGGTGAATCAAAGGCGAGGTCGGCGTTCCGATGGGCAGCTTCCCGTCCACGAAGCAGACAGCAATCCCGAACTCCACCAGTTCGCGGTCGTCAGTCAATTTGCGGAACTCCCTTCTGAAAATCTTGGGTGTGATGTGCTCGTAGCATTTGCGCTGGTCAATGAAGACGCACCAATTAAGGTCGAGCCGGTCGTACATCAGGTGTTTCAGCCGGTGGACGACCGAGTTGGCCTTATCCGAAGAGGTAATACCACAGCCTGGCTTGCAGTTGATGCCGTTGTAGTTGTCGTGCCAGTCGTACATTGGCTGGGCAAGCAGCTTGAAAACGTGCTGCAAGACGAAAGTGAAAAGAAAAGGCGAATTGATTCGTCGCACTTTTCCGTTGGGGTTTTTCTTTTTTAGATTGCGATAGTGAAGCTGGTTTTTGTACTCGCCGCTGGCAATCGAGGCGAGTATGCTTTTCGCGTATGCGTCGGCGTTGGCCATCATGCGTTCCACATCTCGCTTATCGCTGTGGCCCTTGGCCGCATTGGTCATCGCGGCAAGCACTATGTCCTTTGTCACTTTCATGGCTCAATGTCAAGTTTGAGCAGTCGGCAAGCACCGGGCATTTCAGCCCAACCTTGCCACCGACCTCCACCCGCAGGCTCGTCGGCTGGTCTTGTATGTCTGCCGCTTCCGGGCACGGGTGACGGGCGGATATTCTTTCGGCTGCCAGGATGTGACAGCCCTACCCAACTTTAGCAGAACCGCAATAGTAGCTGTTCGTATTGCCAGCCGTGTTGTTCGCATTCAGATACCGCGCCGACAGATTGCTGTTGTTCGCGTTGTTGCCTGAACGGACACCGACTCGCCCATCACCCTCGTTCCACTTTAAGGGAACTTTGTCCTCGCGCCTTCGGAGGTCTCGGTCACTATGCCGGACTTGGACGCTACGACGCGGCAAAAATAGCGTTTTTCCTTTTTCAAAAACAAAAAAAAACGCCCTTTCGGGCGTTGGATGGTCGGGCGATTGCATCGCCCTTCGGTTTGCTGCGCAACGTTGCACTTCATTGCACGTCCAATAAAACTTGAGCAGAACCGCAATAGCAGCTGTGCGTATTGCCAGCCGTGCTGTACGCAGGGAGAAACCGCGCCGACAGATGGCTGCTGTTCGCGCAGTGGCCTGAACGGACACCGACTCGCGCCTTCTTTCCCGCGCTACCCCAATAGTTGGCCATGTAGCCGTAGCCGCATTCGCCCTTTGCGAAGGCCGCGCCTTGCGAAACGGGCAACGGCGTGTTGGGCAATCGACGACGAATGTAACTGTTTGCCCTCGTGACGATGCTCCCGGCTTGGCGGTATTTGTCCTCGAAACCAGACGGGAATTTTTCCCCGATGTTGACGGTGGTGTTGCCCTCGTTGACCCACTTTTCTTGGTCGGGCTCGATGTAAGCCTTCAAGGTGTAGCCATAACTGCCGCTCGCTGGTGCCGTCTTGCACTCGCCCACTATCTCGCAGCCACCTCCCCAATAGGGGCCTCCGTCACCGCTCATGTTGCAGCCCTGCATCAAGCCTGTCAACAAGCAGCATTCCACGTCGAACAATTGCGGTGTCCCGTCGGCATTGTAGGCAGAGAACGTTCCTGACACAATCTTATAGACACGGCAGTTCATCTCGCCTTCAGCCACTGTTTTCGGATCGAACAATCCTGACCTGGTCGGGTTCATGTACCACCATTCGCAGCCGTTGAACTCAAACCTCTCTCCAGAGACAATGCCGAATTCCGAAGCAAACGAAACGGCCATCTGGGCTTCCAGTACCTTGGCGTGGAAACTATATTGGTTCAGCACGTTCACCATTTCCGTCAGTTTGCCGCTGGTGTTGTGGTAGATACCGTGCGTCGTCGAGTTGCCCCAGGTGCAGTAGCCCCATGCCTCGTCTTCTGTCTTCCGCCAACGCACACCGCCTCGCTCTCTCCAGGTGGCTTCGTCAGTGGGCGCATTGTTGCTGTTGATGCCCCCGCTGAAGCGAGTAAGGCCGCACAGGTACTTCGTTCCCCATGCCGTCTCAAGAGACCGCAGGAAGGTGTTCCTCGCATGCCATCCGCCCTCGGCCACGGGGAACGGTGCAGCCGCGTCGTGATTGTTGGCGCGGGCCTGTGTCTTCGTCCCTATCTGGCTCGTGGCAGCTGCGGGATAGTGGCCGTTGTTGTAGAACATCTCGCAGTCCGATGCTGCACCTTTGTAGCCTCTCGATGTGCTGACGCTGGATGGATAGTTGTAAAAGAAAGACCGAAGTTTGGTCACGCCGTCATCGCTGATGGCTGTGGCGTGCCCTGGACAAATACCAGTGGGCTTCAGGGCGAGGGTTTTCACGTCAACACCGTCCCAAACGTTGGCGTTCGCGCCGAGGATGCCGTTCCATTCCTTGCCGCTGGCACCGACCACATTATCCAACAGGTACACTTCGTCCTTCCGCCCGACGAAGATGCTGTATTTTGTCTCGGTCGTCTCCCAAGGCATGAGGTAGTGGCCCACCTCGGTGTCGGTGGCCTTGTAGAGTGTCGGATGCGTCAGTTTCTTCACCACGTCCACCGTCTCAATGCTGCACAATACAAGGAACGCTTCGGGGTCGTAGGCACCGGCGACGCAATATTGCTCCGTGCAGGCAGCGTCGGTGTAGAGCGTGTTGGCCATGCACTCGTCGCGCATCGCCGTGGTGATGCCCACAACGGGTGCCCAGTTGCCGTAGATGTCGCGCAGCCAGTTGTTTTTCTTCAGCTCCATGACAGGCCGCTTCTTTGTCTCGCCTTCCACGGCGGTCATGTCGACGAGGAACGGCCTCCAGTCCAAGGCCCACTCCCGGTTGCCCATGACGGCCAAGGCGTCGGGGTTGTCCTGGTCGGTCGGGCTGGCGGTGTGGGCGTTGTCGAGCCATGCCCCGACACAGTGGAGCGGTTTCGAATATTGGCTTTCCTCGTGTTCCGCCTTCAGCTCCTTGAAGGCGTTCACCAAGGCACGCATCGTGTCCTTGAATCCGCGCATGTAGGAAATGACAATCGTGCCGGTGGCCGCGTCGCCACCCACCACCTCCTCGGTGCCCATGTCGTTGGGCAGCTTGCCCGTCGGGTTGATGGAATGCGTCCCGGTCACGGGGGTGGCAATCTGGTAGTCCACATACAAGCCTGCAAAGGCCGTTTCGGGCGTGATTCGCTCCGTGCTGTCGTATTGCAGGGTGTAGCCGTCGAGGGTGAGTCCGTCGATGTCGGAACGGATGAGGCCGTCGCGCATGGCGGCGTAGGTTCCAGTGGTCGGCAGGCTTGCAGTGTAGCGGTAACCGCTCGTGGCTTGGCTTTCGCCTTCCACCACTTCGCCCTCTATCTCGGTTTCCGTCCATGTCAGGCCGGCCAGCAGCTGCGCGGCAATGTTGCGCTCGTAGGTACCGCCGCCTTCAGGGTAGATGGTCACGCGGTCGAAGATGCCGCCGTTGCCCTGCTCAATGCCTCTGAGGATGATGCAGGTCTTGCCGTTCACCGTAGCCGTCTGGAACTTGCTCGTAAGTGCTGAAACAGCCACCACCAACTCGGCAGGCGAAGTGTATGCGGTGAACTTGTCATAATCCTTAGACCACGCAAGGTGGGCGCATATCGACGACAAGTTGGCATCCCCGGCCACCTCCACGACCATGTAGCCCTCGTCGGGAAGGTAGAACTTTTCCGTGTGGCCCGTGAAGGTGTGCTCGGTGACTGCGGTCACCTCACTACCCACGGCAGGCAGCGTGGAGCAGTGCCACACGCCGATGACGGTGCCGTCGCCAACTTTTATGTTGTTGCCTTCCGAGTCGGTCAGCAGGTAGCCGTTGTTGGCCGCTGCCGTTCCATATTCCCCGGCCTCGCATTTCGGGCAGCGGATGATGCACAGCTTGTGGCTGCCGGTTCCGATGGTTCCTCCGCTCACTGCACCCGTGATGTAGCCGCTTGTTTTGCCTGAAGCCCACGCCGACGGGTCGAGGGCGTTGGCCTTGTTCCAGCGCAAGGCGTTGATCTTGAAGGCATGTGCCTCCGCGTCTCCGCAGCCGCCTATCAGTTCAAGCAGCAGCGCGTCGCGGCTGCTGTCGATGCTCTCGTCGCCCGCCGTGGAGCGGATGACGAATTTGTCCTTCACCGTCACGCGGTCGTTCAGCGAAACAAGGTCGCCGGCCACCAGTTCCTCGTAGGTGCCCTTGGTGTTGGCCTTCGCATCAAACTTGGCCTGTCCCGCAGCCGAAAGGTTTCCAAGGTCTTTGTCGGCCTTATTCTGGTTCAGTTCCTTACCCATTTCTGCGCTTAGGGCTGCCGTGGCACCTCCTTCGGTCAGGTTGTTTTTCACCTCAAGTTCATCGGCGGCACCTTGGTAGCCGCTGTTTCCGCGCATGGCTTCAAGGAAGTCTGCCTCCGTGCCGGTGTTGCCTTGGGCCAGCCAAATCTCATAGGCCGACTTTCCTTCGTTCAGATTAATTGCTTTTGCCATCACGATAGGGTTTTAATGGTTGTCAGTTCGCCAGCCGATTGGCTGACCACAATACGCACGAATATCCCCTCGGGCAGGATGCTTTCGTTCCACATCTGCTCGCCTTGGTTGGCCTCAAGCGCAACCTCCGACTTGGGGATGTCCTGGAAAATGCGTCCCTCAACGGACTGCTGGAGTTTGACGGTCTCGCCGCCTGTGATGCCGGAGAACATGGCCACGATGGTCATGTTCTTCCCTTCCTTCTGGAAAGCCTCCGAGGTGTATCCCCCGGCAAGGCTTTGGTTGATTTCCTTTACATGCAAATTGCTCATGTTCTTGTGTTTTAAGTGTTATTGGTTTTCGTCTGGTAATGCCATCAGCGACGGGGTGACATTATAGGTCGTGCGATAGCGCATGGCATAGCACTCCGCTCCCGGTATGTCTTTTCGTTTGTAGAATGAAATGGCGGACAACGGGGTATATACCCCACTGGCAGAATAACCCTGGACCAGGTCGTGGACATCGTCCGTCAGGTCGATGGTTATGTAACTCGCTTCCTTGGCGTCCTTTGGTGCGTGTGCGCTGCTGGAAGTGGTACGGCGGTTGGCAACGGTCAGGACGATGATGGCCGTGTCCTTTTCGTTGCCTCCTTTCAGTTGTTTTGGATCGACTTCCTCGAAGTCGATCAGGATGCAGGGCCAGCCAACAGGAGGTTGCTCCATTTCGAGTTGGCCCCAATCCTTGTCAATGTACTTCACCTTGGGCAATGCCCTTGACAGCATCCCCTGAAGGTCTTTGATGATGGTTGATTTTCTCATAGGTCGAATAGTGAAAGTTGGTTTGTGTCTTCGTCTTTCGGTTGTTCCTCCTCCAGTTCTGAAGGCGAAACGCCCAGGTACGAGAGGAAGGTGTTGTAGCATACGCCGAATTCGGGCAGGATGCGCCGCCGCCATATTGCCTTGTAGCAGTGGTTCTGGTCGCCAGGCTGGTATTCCTCGTTCACGATGGCGACAATGGCCCGTATCCGCTTTTTCGTTGAACGATAACGCTTCTTCCCGCTCATGGCCTCATTGTCATTGGAAAGAACGCACAGTAACGGTGATTTCGGTGTGCTTCCTCACACGACCCGTGCCGCCGCACACTTCGCAGGCCACAGGCCCGTCAGCGGCTTGTATATGGCGCATAAGCCAGTTTCCTTCCAGTTTGGGATTCACCATGCCCTCTCCGCCGCAGTTGCGGCAGACCTCGATCTTCCTCGATTCGTATTTTCTTACTTTTTCCATGATGGTCATTGTTTGATGTCTTTTTTGAAATTTCCTTCGTTGTATGCCGCAAGTGCGGCAAGGTTCTTCATCCTTTCCTTCAGCCGCGACGTGCCGCCCCGCTCGGCCCCGAAGCTGCCGAAGTCGTGTTCCCTGGCCTGTTCCTCACGAAGTGCGACGAAGGCATCGCATTTCTCACGCATGTAGCCGGTGAAAGCCTTCATCACCATTGCCTTGTTCAGCCCGCCATAAACCTGCCCGACCTCGCCGTTGGCCAGTCGGTCGGCCACGATTTGGATGTCGG